TCCATATGTCACCAAAAGATACGATGTCAATATGTCAAAAATTATATCAAGGTGGTTTTATAACCTATATGCGTACAGAGAGTACAAAATATTCCAAAGCATATTTGGAGAAGGCAAGTAGTTATATAAAATCACAATTCAATGAAAAATATGTAGGAAATCTGGATAAAATAGAGAACACGGATACGAATAATCCCCATGAGGCGATTCGCGTAACACAAATAGACGTCCGTACATTAGGAACGTGTGAAGATACGCGAATGAACACGATGTATAAATTAATCTGGAATAATTCAGTAGAAAGTTGCATGTCAGCAGCAGTATATAATGTATCTCAAATAAAAATAACAGCACCAAAGAAAAGTCATTATACATATACAATAGAGATTCCTTCTTTTCTTGGATGGAAGAAAATTAGTGAAAAGGGAGAACCTACCGATACAGAAAATAATTTGACTGCATTACGAATGTATTTGGAGAACATAGAAGCAAAAAAAGAGGAAGTAAAATATAACACAATAAAAAGTGAGTTACATGTAACAAATAAGCATCGTCATTATACAGAAGCAAGTTTGATAAACAAATTGGAAGAATTAGGAATAGGAAGACCTTCAACATTTGCAACAATAGTAGATACAATCCAAGAAAGAGAGTATGTAAAGAGAACCGACATAGAAGGAATAACAAAGATGTGTGAAGAATACGAATTAACGGGTGAAACGATAACAACAACGAATACAGAAAAAGTATTTGGTGCAGAGAAACAGAAATTAGTTATTCAGTCGGTAGGAATATTAACGATAGAGTTTTTATTGAAGTATTATCAAGAGATGTTCTCGTATGAGTATACAAAAAACATGGAATATGAGTTAGATAAAGTGTGCAGTGGTGAAGTAACCGATTGGGCAGAGATATGTCGTGATTGTGTAGCGGAAATAAAGAGTCATTCAAAGCCACTCCGTCAGGTGACGAAACAAACATATCCAATAGAAGAAGGTTACGAATATATATTTGAAAAGTATGGTCCAGCGATAAAACATACATTAGAAGATGGAACTGTAGAATATATTCAAGCCCGAGAGGATGTAGATTTAGAAAAAATAAAGGCGGGTGAATATACATTAACAGAATTAATAGAAATAACAGAGCGTAAAATTGGTGAGATGGAGAACCTGGATGTATTTATAAAGAAGGGTAGATATGGGTTGTATATAGAGTATGGAGAGACGCGTATAAGTATAAAAAATGCGGATGCAAGATTAGAAACGTTTACAATGGAAGACATGAAAGAATGTATAAAACCAACAAAAGAAAAATCAGTATTACGAGAACTGAATGAACATATGGATATACGAAGGGGTCAATATGGCGCATATGTTTATTATAAGACACCAGAAATGAAAAAGCCAAAGTTTTTGAATATTAAAAAGTGTCCCCATGGTTTTTTAAATTGTACTGTAGAAACATTGGTAGAATGGTTATGTACAACGTATAATTTACCGACCCCGCCATAATATATAAAGGGATAGTATAATAAGAAATGGAATCATCAAAGTCTAATGTAACAAAAGTGTTTGATATAATAAAACCGGTAATAAATACAATCGGTGAAAAATTTACTGCGCTGTCGTTAACCATAGGTGATTATTTCAATAAATATATATTAGTAACAATGATGGTATTGTTTTCATATATTATGGGTCCATCAGGTAAACAAGATATTGATAAAACAATAAAACACGTAATATATTTATGTGTATTTTTTGTAACAATATCAATAATTATAATTAGTATTCCATATTATACATACAAAATGGAAACATCTGGAAAAGATACAAGTTTCACTGGAAAAGATACAAGTTTCACTGGAAAATATAAAGATTATTTGGATAGGTATATAACAACATTAATATGGATAGGAGTATTTTTATTAATAATGTTATTATCATACTTTATTCAGGTAATGGAATATGTATCAGGTGAAAGTATAAAAAATATATTGACAATATTAATAGGTATTTCAGGGTTAAGTCTAACCGGTGCATCAATAGTATCAATATTTCTGGCACTTCCATTTATAAACATAAAACGATGTATGATAATATAAGAATAATGCGTATAAAAGCATAATAATATATATTCATAATATTAAATGAAATATTATGAAACAAGTTTTATAGAATATGTTCAGGCAGTAGAACGGTATAATATTCATCCAGAATTACAAGAAACATTTTCAAAATTTCCAAAAAATATATATAAAATAGAGAATTTGATACTGTATGGACCATCAGGTGTTGGTAAATATTCGCAATTATTGAAGCAATTAACAAAGTATAGTCCAAGTGGATTAAAATATGACAAACGAATTACAGTGGCAACCGATAAACAAGAGTATATATATCGTATAAGTGATATACATTATGAAATAGATATGGCATTATTGGGTTGTAATTCAAAAACATTATGGCACGAGGTATTTTTCCAAATAATAGACATAGTATCGGTGAAACAAGAAAAGATAGGTATAATTGTCTGTAAAAACTTCCACCAAATTCATACAGAATTGTTGGATATATTTTACAGTTATATGCAACAGTATAACCATTCTCATACGAGTATTTATATAAAGTTCATTCTAATAACTGAACAAGTGAGTTTTTTACCGACGTCCATACTGAATAATTGCCAGTTGTTGCACATTGGTCGTCCAGCGAAAGAGAGTTATAATAAAATAACTCAAATGAATGACGAAACAGAGACTGCAAATAATTTTATACAACGTATATCAAAAAATACAATAACCCCAGAATCAAAAAGTTTGATAAAAAATCAATTAAATAATATAGATACTGAGAACATTTTAAACATGAAAGAAATAAACCAATTTGATTTATTTGCGCAATATGAAAAAAGCAAGGATATTCCTGAAGATATATTTGATATCGTATGTAATCAAATAATCAATGAAATATCAACGATTAATAAAAATAAGTTTATTGAACTGCGTGATGCATTATATAATATATTAACTTATAATTTGGATGTACCAGAATGTATTTGGTATATAATAAGTCATTTTATAAATACAGGAGAGTTAACTGGTATTGCATTATCAAGTACATTGGAACGTATGTATATTTTTTTGAAATATTATAATAATAACTATCGTCCAATATACCACTTAGAGAGTATTACGTTTTATATAATAACTAAAATTTATAAGTTAGATGAATAAAACAAAAGCATATAACTGTTTAGATTTAGACATAAATAATCAAAATATAACAATAGATGATATAAAGCGTCAATATAGATTAAAAGCATTAACCTATCATCCCGATAAGAATTCCAGTCCAGATGCAACAACCCAATTTCAAGAAATACGTGAAGCATATGAATATGTTTTAAAACACAAAGGGCATGTAGATTATACAGATGATGATATATACCTATCAAGAGATGGCTCTTACAAAAGTATATTTATGTTATTTATGAAGAAAGTATTAGAGAATGAATCCAACCAAACAGCATTTTATAGTATAATAAATCGTATAACAAATTTATGTGAAAACAAAGCAATAGAAATGTTAAAACAGTTGGATAAAACCGTATTAATAAAAACGCATACATTATTAGAAAAATATAAGACAGCATTTCACATAACAGAGACATTGATAGAAAAACTCGCAATGCTAATAAAAAATAAAAATGTGAATGACGAATGTATTTTATTGAATCCAACTCTTGGTGATTTGTATGAAAATAATTTGTATAAATTAATAGTAAATGATGAAACATATATAATACCATTATGGCACCATGAATTAGTATATGAAAATGGAGATAATGATTTATATGTAAATTGCATACCAGATTTACCGAATAATATAGATATAGATGAAAATAATAACATCCACATATATATTGATTATAACATCCATGATATATGGAGTCTGCCAGTGGTTCATGTAAATTGTCATAATGAATGCTTTCCAATCCAAGTAAGTTCATTAAAAATGGTAGAAAACCAAACAATTCTTTTTGCAAATAAAGGAATAACAAAAATAAATACAAAAGATATATATGATATAACAAAGAAGGGAGATGTATATATTCATATAAAGATATCATTACGGTAGGTCTCGTGGAATAATTTTATCAGCATAATAATGTCGTAAGACTTCAACATTATTATTTGTATCCATAACTGGTGCATACACCGGATTATTTTCATTTAATTCTTGAAGTAGCATTTTATTTGTATTAACGTTATCTTCATCATTATCTTGTTCATAAAAAATAAAGAGGTTTTTACAAAATAAATGAAATGATTTTATAACAACTTCATTTGGCGTATTATACATATTAATTAATGCTTTTTGAATAATAGGGTTACGTGGAGTGCAGCCAATAAATCCTTGAAAAATGGTACCTACAAAATGACTTGAATTAACGGAAAAAAATGTATAATCTTTTACAATGGTATCAATATTAACTAATAACATGGCATCTGTGTCCATATATACACCTCCATGAATGTATAAAAAATAGTATCTAAATAAGTCGGCTCTGTGTTCACCGTAATTAAATGAATAAAATTTTTCGGCCATATTAGGTAATTCAAGTATGGGATTTTCCTTAAAAAACTGAATAATTTCAGCATCATTATAGTGTAGATATTTCCATTCGGGTATTTTGGTTTGTATCATATCAACAATATATTGTTCAGGTTTAGCTCTGGAAGTTTGAACAAATAATTTTGGTATTTGCATTATTATAATTGTTACACCTATTATAATTATATTATTTGAACGTTAAAATTAACATTTAAGCATACACAATATATATTTCACAATTGCTACACAAGTAGATTCTAATGAGACATAGTCAATTGCAATATGTACTGTGTCCAGTAAATTTAAAATCTAATGAATAAATATAGTAGCTATGACAGAAGAATTGATAACCAATACCTTTTACATAACTTATGTATTTTTTATGACAACAGCAACCATAACATTTATAGAAGCTATGAGAACACCTGACCAAAAAATTAGAAATATTTTAAATTTAGAAACTTGTATTTCAGTAGTTGCGGCATTCTTTTATTCCAAATTTGTATCGAAAGCTGAAAGTGGTAATTTAGACCACGAAAGTATAAACAAAACAAGATATTTAGATTGGGCAATAACAACACCAATAATGTTGTTAGTTTTAGTATTGGCATTTTTATATAATACAAACGGAGGACCTTTAAAATTTTCCAAATTTTTGACAATGTTGGGATTAAATTATGGTATGTTAGGAATGGGTTACTTAGGAATGATTGGAATAATAGATAAAACCTTGGCAAACGTTGCAGGTTTTGGTTTCTTTTTCACTCTATACGGATATATTTACAAAAATTTCTTGACTAAGTATAATTTTGATAATATGATGTTGTTTTATTCATTTGTAATTTTATGGGCATTTTATGGAGTATTTTATCAAATGGATAATATAACAAAAAATGTAGGATATAATGTTTTAGACTTATTTTCCAAATGTTTTGTTGGTATTTTCTTTGTTGCTTATTTTACAAAAATGTTCAAACTCTAATTAATTATATTAAAAAGTTCAAATTGCAATTATATTAAAAAATGTTATAATATAATTAATGTTTGCTTTCTTTGATGATAAATTATTTCCAAAAATATTCATAACATTTGATCATAATATAACAAATGAATCGTGGAAACAATTTACAAATAAATGGGTGTCTTATGATATACAAGAAACACCATACACATTTATATTTGATACAAATGGATTAGGTATGTCGTTAATGAAGTATGCTTGGGAAATGACTCTATTTATAAGTAAATTAAAAAAAAGGAAAAATTTACAAAATAATGTCTACTTATCAAAAAGTATAATTATTTGTAATAATCCATATAAACGGTATTTATTAGAATGGATATTTTATATTCAAAGTCCGGTAGCACCTGTATATATAGTTGAAAATAATGAGATGGCAACACAATTGTATGATGGTTTGTCTCTTAATAAACATTTTTATCCTTCATCTGTAACAGCTTATTTTCCAAAAGATAGTTAAAGACAACAAAACTATGTTTTAAAAAGTTTGAATATACCAGGACGACGATAGTTTTGTACTACAGGTTTATTACTATTAATAAGTTCATCTGTATCATAATCATTACTATTATCACTATCGCTATCATAATTACCTTCTATAAGATATATTTTTCGGTTAAATTTTAACCAGTTACAAATAGAGTTATTTTTAAATTTCCCTCTAAATTTCGGTTTATCATTTATTTTATCTTTATTTATCCTACCAACCATAGCAATCATAACATAATTGTCTATAATATATTTTACTAATAACACTTAAATATAGATTCATACTTATATAAAATGGAAGAGTATAATGAACAGTGCAAAATAGTTAGACGTAAAGTAGAGAAGGCAATTGAAAAAGGACTTAGTATTGTAATTTGTGGTCCTGAATGTAGTGGAAAAACACATATAAGAAATATATTAGATGTTTCATTGCGACAGAATGATTACACTGTATATTATGGAGTAGACCACTACAAACAATGTAATAAGTTTCATGGGAAAACATATACAGATGACAAATTTTTGATTGAAGATAATAACAATAATGCGTTAAGTGATATATTAAATCATTACGAATATATAGAAACGACTTTGCAGTATCCGGACATGTGTAAATAAATGATATAGATATTTAATATAAGTAATATTATATATCTATGAATAATTGTAGTGAAATAAATTTAGAAATTTTCTCTAAAGAGCATTACACCTATATAAATCAAATATTTGGAGATGAAACAATTCGTGAAATCATTAAAGAAATGTATACACCCAGGGATTGGTATTTTGTAGTAGAAGATGCCACAGAAGAATTTGAATATTCTAATCATCACGTATTAGAAAAAAAAGGGAAAAATGGAGAAATCATAAAATGGTGCAGTGTAGACGAAGGATATCAAAATACAAATATCAACAAAAATGACACATTATGTCAAAGTTATACACTATTAAAGTATTTGAATAAACCCATTGAAAAAAATATGAAAAAACGACAAATGGAAATGATAAAGATGTATAAAAATATAATAAAGCGAGATTATTTTAAAAATGAACTTCGCGGAATGGTAGAAATAATGAAACGAACAATAAAAAGAACAAGAAAAAAGGATAATCCTGCATTATGGAAAGATTATACATATGATAAGCCCGAACCATATTTGAACAAGGATTTTAATGCATTGTATGGTGAAATACAGAGTATATTGGAAAAATGGGAAAAATACGGGTATTTATATTTCATCAAAGATGGAACATGTCCAAAGAAAAAATAATATAGTTTATTTTAGGTCTTAATATGATATTATTTTTGATATCATATTATTTATATATTCCAATAAAAAACATTGAAGTTTTTTGTTTTTATGCTTAGGTGATTGAGTAATTATTGTGCTTTTTCTATTATTTCATTATTTTTTATTTGTGATTATATTTGTGCTTTTGTTATGTTCATTATTTTGTGCTATTTTTATTAGTATTATATAAATTTTATGCTACTGGTGTTGCCTTCTTCTTGACAACCTTCTTCTTAGGAGCTGCTGGCGCTGCCTCCTCTTCAACTGGTACTGCCTTCTTGACAACCTTCTTCTTAGGAGCTGGTGCTGGGGCTACTTCCGCTTCCTCTTCCTCCTCATCACTATCTTCAACGTTAGTATCAACAACTGTTGGAGTTGTGGCTGGTAGAGGAGTACCTTCCTCATCATCATCTGCATTTGCCTGAACAGGTGTGTCCATTTGCTTAATTTCATCAGCAGATAGCTGAATATGGCATTTACCAAACACACTAACTACCTCACGGGGCTTAACTACACATTGGTTTACCTTCCAAGTAACTCCCCAGCCCTTACCACCAAACCATAGACCGCCACATTGTAGAACTGCTGCAACTTGACTCTGCTTAGGAACAAAATCCATTGGAGTCATATTCTCATTGTCACAAGGAAATAGCAAATTATTCTGGGTATCATATACCTCAACCCCCCACTTGCTATTGTAGTTTGGTACACGTGCACGAATAGAAGGTGACTTAGTCGGGTCAATCTTCTTAGTAAGCTTATCCTTAGAATACTTTAGGAATGGGAAGAAATTGTGCTTAACAACTTCTCTTGACAAGTCCTCGCCAAACCAAGCATCACTGTACTTAACTGCATCATCAAGGATTTGATTCTCAAATGCCTTCAACTTTGCAAGAAAGGTATCAGTAGCAACTGTAGTATAATCTCCATTAGGAAATACCAAAGACATACTAAACTTACCATCAGACTCTCCCGTCTTTTCATCAACAAAATCACTAATTCCCCATGTCATCATGAGAGGAGTAGAAATATGAAGTGAACGATTAGACTGCGTGCTAATAATATTAATTGACTTTCCCCCCCGGTCATTAATCTTAGGTTGCATATAGCGAATGGCGGAAGTATTCCAATCACTGTTGCTCAAAACGATAGGTGCTGAAGACTTAGACATTGTAAATAGAACGAGTGTATACAAGTATACAGTAGATTAGACAAGTAGCTTTAAATCAATTTTTTACATTATATAATCATTAAGTATTTGATAAAACATATTTGCTGCATTTATGGTGTATTTCATACTACAAAACTTATATATAAATATAGTAAAAAATACTAATAAATAATGTATATAGATATTATAATACAAGAAATATATAAATGTCAACTACCGAACCTGCAAATATATTATTAAATACAATAAAATTAGATGAAAATAGAGTAGATATAGTAGAAAAAAATTCAAAAACAAAAGAAAAATCCAAACGAAAAAAATTAGAAGCGTTTACATACACAGATTATGTAACTGGTAACATTGTAATGAAATCCTATACAATTCCGGTTCTAAAACAAGTATGTAAACATCATAAATTGCATATTTCTGGAAAAAAAGGTTTATTAATAGACAGAATTACAACGTTTTTTGAACGAATAAAGAACGCAGTTATTGTACAGAAATATACTCGTAGACAATTTGTGAAAAAAATAATAAAAAAAAATCGTGAGTTCAACGACCAGCGTAATATGTGTACAAATATAACAGATTTTTCAACAATGGAACCATTAAATGAAATTAGTAAGGAATATTTTTATTGTTATACAGATATAGACAATTTTGTATATGGCTTTGACATCACATCATTAATAGAAATGTTACGTAAATCACGCAAAATATTTAATCCATATACACGAAACCCTATTACATCAAGGCATAAAAATGAAATAATTAATTTGTATAATTTATCATTGTTAGTATATCGAGAAATGCGAGAGATAAATGAACCGTATATACGTCATATACAAAATAATGCTAGGTCTAACCTACATCGTTATAGAAATTTAATAAATAGAATAGCAAATGAATTTACTAATGATACGGAAGTTAGTTCATATTTAAATTATCGTCCAATTGCAAATATAGAAACGGTTCCAACTATATATCATGAACAATATCAAGAAATCGTAAGTATGCGTCTACGACCAATAGATGAACGTATTAATTCATTATTTGTGGAAATAGACCAATTGGGTAATTATACAGATCAAAGTTGGTTTACAGATTTATCTCATTTGCAATATGCCCAATTATATAGGTGTTTTTATGACCTATGGAATTTTCGCGGACAAATATCCTACCAGGTAAAAAATGATATATGTCCAGTACATGGTCCATTTGATGGTATATTTCCTAATTCAATTAGACATATGGATCTATCCACTACTTCACTAAAAACAGTGTGTTTGATTGTATTTGAAAACTTAGTATATAGTGGAATAAATATTGAAATACGTAAAATAGGTACATTAATAGCATTAACTGGATTAACTGTTATTTCACCGCCAGCACGTACTGTAATGCCGTGGTTATATGAATCAATTATTTATTAAATTCGCGATATCCTATTTCTAAATTTTACACTAAATATATATATAATTTATATTGTACGCATTTTTATACTGTGTTCAGTGTGTGTTAAAGATATAATATTACAATTTATATATATTAGTGTAAACATACTTAAAACGATGGTGTGTATGTAGTATATAAACCCAGAATGGTTAGAGCATCTAAGACTACTACTGATTCCGCCCCTGCCCCTAAGGCAAAGACTTCCAAGAAGGCTGCTGCCGCCGCCGCCGCCCCACCTGCTGCCCCCGTTAATGAGGTCAAGCTAACCCCCGCAGCAGAGACTGCTGCACCTGCTGTTGAGACTCCCTCCATCATTGTAAAGATGGCTGAGTTCAGTTCTAAGTTGCAACAGCTTGCTGGTATGTTTGTCACTGTTAAGAGTGATTACAAGACCCTTGAGAAGGCAATGGCTCGTGAGATGAAGGCTGCTGCTAAGGCTTCGAGCAAGAAGCGTCGTAACACCGGTGAGAGAAAGCCTTCTTGTTTCGTCAAGCCTACTGCTATCAGTAACGAGTTGGCTAACTTCCTTGGTAAGTCCATTGGAACTGAGATGGCTCGTACTGAGGTAAGTAAGGAGATTAATACTTACATCCGTTCCCATAACCTTCAAGATAAGGACAATGGTCGTATTATCCATCCCGACGCTAAGCTAACCAAGTTGCTTAATGTTGCCAAGGGTGATGAGCTCACTTACTTTAACCTCCAGCGTTACATGAAGCACCACTTCCAAAAGGCTACACCTACTGTAGCTGCATAAATAAAGTAATATATTCCTATAAAAATTATAAAATAATAGAAACTCTATAAAAATTATAAAATACTGTTAAACAAATAAATAAACACCTTAATCGCATAGTAAAATATAATAAAAATGAATATCTTATATTATTACTGCACTATAAAAAATAAATATTACTTACAATAATATTTATTTCAATCAATAAAAAACTATATACAGTTGTTTTATTTTTATTATTTTTATTTATTTTTATTTATTTTATTCCAATTTTGCAGATTTCTTTGCAGCCTTTTCCCTTTTCTTTAAAGCTTCCTCATTCGCCTTTCTAATCCTTTCGGTCTCCTGCAATTTCTTTGCCTCGCGATAAGCACGTGATTTATTATCAATATCAACCTGGTGATTATATGTCATAACTTCTCTTGTTTTAGAACATATCGTGCGAGGGTGTCCCTCTCCAAATACTTGACATTGAATCATAACAATCTTTTTATATGTTTCGGATGCCTGTTTATATTGGCCAATCTTTTGTAACTTATTGGCCAATCGGTTCAACATCTTAATACGGGTATTCGGTGCAACAGATGGCCTATCCAATTCTTTATTGATTGTAATTAATTGTTTAATTTCAGCTTGACGAGACATTATATAAAAGATATAATAAATTATACAATCTAAAATACAACCCGAAGAAATCAATTTTTTACATTTTGAATAAGATTATAACAATAATTATTGTTTACATATAATGTCTATCAAATTTAAAGTATTTAAAGTTCTATTTTCAAATACTTATATAATGGATAGTGATTTTGAGAACATAAACATATACGACGTATTAAATGAATATACTAATAAAATTAACCCTGTTGTATACATTTTAACACCTTGTTTTGGTAGTGTATGTTTTGTAAATTATATAGAATGCTTAATGAAGACACAAGAATTATGTAGAGAACTCGGTATTAGATTGGAGGTTTTATTTTGTAAAAGTGATAGTTTAGTTACCCGTGCACGAAATAATTTAATTGCAAAAGCAATGAGTGATCCTGATATGACACATGTTTTATTTATTGATAATGATATAACATGGGTTCCAACAGATATATTGAAGTTATTGATAGCAGATAAACCAATTGTAGGTGGTATATATCCATTTAAAAAATATAATTTTGATAAACTGTTACCAACTGAAGACAAGAAGAATCAAGTACAAGATATGATAGATGTAAAAAACAATTCACATCTGCACGAAATAAATGATAAAGATGCAGTAGAAATGAATCTATTAACATACAATGTTAATTATAATTCAAAAGAAGTCAAAATAAAAAATAATTTAACTCAGGTAAAACACGTTGCTACAGGATTTATGATGATACAACGAAATGTATTAGAAAAAATGACAAAATCCTATTCTTCAACCAAGTATACAGATGATATTAATTTTCTAAACCCTGATGAAAATAAATATGCATATGCACTATTTGATTGTGGAGTGGTTGATGACCATTATCTATCAGAAGATTGGATGTTTTGTAATCGTTGGACATTAATAAATGGTGAAATATGGATAGATATAAGTATAAATTTAACACATACTGGCATTCATGATTTCAAAGGATGTTATATATCATCACTCCTTAGGTAAATATAAATCCTTCTTTTTTCATAATATTCTGCAATAGTTTATCATTACGTTTGTTCAAATTAATTTCAAAATTCTCTAATGACGCATCTTTTGGGGGATAGTCTATATTAAATAGTTGACAAATCGTAGATAGGTTATCTATATCAGTTATATAATCGCTATTAACCAATAACCAATGATAAAACGAAGGAATTTCCGTTTTCGTATTATCTGTAAGATACAATTTGTATTTACTATACCAAGCTATAGTAGTATCCAATGATGTCAGTGAATTTGTGTTATAATCAGTTCCAGATAATACCATGATTTGTTTAAAATGTTGTTCTGACATACATAATTCTTTCAAAATAATAGGTGTTTCATATAAAATGACTGTTTTGTTTATTAAACTAATATTTCGCAATACTCTTGTACACCCATATACAAACATATCCATATCATCACTTAAACATGCCCATGCTTTTCCGGACTTTACCATATATGCACAAACCTCATCCGCCTCATTAATTGAATCATAATACATAATACCAAATGCCATTAATAATTCTTTTACGCGTAGTTTGTCTGTATTCCTTACGCGAACAAATTTATGTTTTAAATCATTTAGAGTTTTCATCATAAGTTGTTTCTCATTTTTATCTTGTGTATTTTCATATTTAATTAATAACTCAATGTATTGATTTTCAGCAGTTTGTTTTACCTCATTACGCTGTGTAATCAAATCATATTTTTCAGGCGGAGGTTTGCCATCAAAAACAAAGAGTGGTATAATATTATTCAATAATAGAATAGATATTAATTGATACATATTTTCAATTAATGCACCATCAGCCATATACTTATACATGTAAATACTTGCATCAATAACAACTATTTTTCCATGAATTTGTTGTATTTCTATTTTACGTATAGCATTTTTACTACAATTTTCTTTTAGAAATCGGTTTAAATGTTTAATTCCCATTTTTATTGTATTTTGAATGTTTCTGTTAACCAATATAACATTTAGTACGAATCAATTTTATATAAATAATTTCTAAACATACTTTAATTATGCTAACAGATACAACGGATACTATTTTATCATATATAAAAAATAGCGTAGAACCCATATATAAGATAAAAACTACGGAGTTTTCACCAAGTTCAACAAAAATATTATCATTATTATTTAATCGGGTTGCATATGCGTATGAAAAATGGAAGCAGATTTGTAATACTATTAGAATTAATAATATAAGTAGTATTGATTTTGATACTTCCTATTATCCAGATGAAATACAAAAATCTGTACAAGATAATATTCATCATTTTTATAATTGTAGTTTTAAAATGAACGACCGTAATATTTCTACACATATTGGTACTCCTATTAATTATAATAAACAAAAATTAAATAGTATAATTCGTCGTATATATATGTGGTTAATTATTGCAGATTTTTTTGCACAAGATAAATGTTCTCAAACACTGAATATATTTTTGTCATTAATACCAGAAAAAAAACAATTACCACAAATAGATAGTGATAATTTGGACCGTGTACATGTTAATACTGCATATACATTCGCATGTAAACAAAATAATGTCATTCATATATTTCGTGACGAAGAATGGTTTAAGGTGTTTATCCATGAAACATTTCATAGTTTTGGACTTGATTTTGCTGAGTTCAATCATAATAGTACAAATAAACAAATATTATCCATATTCAATGTTGTAGCGGATGTACGTATATTTGAAACATATTGTGAAATATGGGCAGAAATTTGTAATAATATGTTTATTATCTTTTTTTCCACAAAATGGAATGATAACCAAGAAAAATGGCTTGACCAATGTATGAAAAAACTATCAACTATGATACATAATGAAAAGATATTCTCTATATTTCAAAGTTCAAAGATTCTTTCTCACTTTCATATGAAATATGACGACTTGTTAAGTAATACCCATGACAATTTACCCAATCCAAACTACAAAGATAAAACTCATGTATTGTCGTATTATATTATTAAAAGCATTTTTATGTATAATATAGATTTGTATATAAGAGAATGTATTAATATTAATGGCTTTACTATTAACTTTAACAAGGAACAATCTAAGATAAACAATAATATGAAAAGATATTGCAATCTTGTAAAAAAATTACACAATGATTCTACATTTATGGAAAATATGAACAAATTAATAGAGAATGTTCCAGACTCTATACACAACACTCTTAGAATGTCTGTTTACGAGATGAAATGAAAAAAGACTCCCCATAGTCTCTTTTTATTTTTTATTTTTTATAAATTTTACTATTTTTATTATGTATGATATATTTTCTTATACATATTGAGATGTTTGTGACCTTGTCAGTGTGGGTTTGCATAGTGTATTTATCTTCATCCACTCGGGTTGTTCATGTGGAATTTCAGTGGGTGGAGGATTAGCAACACCTATGTTTGGTTGTGGTGTATCATTAGAATACATAGAGCGATAATAATCTAATTCCGTTTGCATATTGCTGTTAAGCATCATGTAATGCGTGGTATCCTCCATAATTCTCTGGTTTTCATCTTGAAGAGCAGACATCTCTTTTTCAAGACGCTGATTCTCGGCATACAGTTGATGAATGTTCCAATCACATTCTGTTTCCTCAATTGGCTTATGGTTGATACGAATATCAAAATAGCCAGGGCGGGCTGGGTCAGTAATATCCCCACTATGTTGGTAGAAATTACATCTCTTTCCCTTATACATATATCCCTTCTGTCTAAACTGTCCATATGTATTCAACTTATCACGCAAATTACGAGCAGTTTGAGTATCATACCAATACTCAAAATGAACAAATGCCGCCTTAACCGGTGTAGATGAGTTTGGAATATCTCGGTCAACGTAATCAATTCTACGAACCTTTCCAATACGAAGAACCTTTTCAAGAAAATCTCTCAAAAATTTTGGTTGAAATTTATTAATCATATCATTATGATTCTTAAGTACCAGTTTATCAGATAAAACTGGAATATAAATACTTGTCCACGAATCAATTTCTAACTCCATACGAGTAAATTCAGTTGGACGGTCAAACAGCAATTCTTCTGCAGGAGGAGGAGAAGGCACCCGTGGTTGTTGCTCTTCCTGAGCAACCATAGTCTGTTCAGCATTCATTGAGCAATCACATGGATTTCCATTAAGTTCCTCAATAGTCATCGGGTCAGTAGCAGTATTAATCATTATCCTTATAAAAGACTTGTTAAAATATGCAATCAAATACAATGTAACATATAAATCAATTTTTTACAAAATACATTAATATTTTGTAAAATGAGAACATAATTACAATTATAGTGCTATTTTTTTCCTCAATTGCATTAATTGTGTATCTGGTTCAGGGTCATTTCTACGAATAAACTTAACTAATTTTGCCCGTTTAGTTTCCATTAACACCCGGTGTAAATCCAGATTTTGAGTAAATTTTGCTTCTAATGCAGTATATCTCTCTTGGTCTTTTCGTGATTCTACACCAATTGTATAATAATCAGCATCAACAGTAACATTTTCTGGTCGTATTTGTTTATTTTCCAACTTTCCACTTTTACTTGTAGCCGCCTTTGCCAATTCCAAACTCATAGATAACTCGCTTTCACTATCTAATGAAAATTCTTTATAAAAATCAGGGAAGCCTTTCTTATATTGACTTGCTAAAACATAATGAGTAACTGTATTCCAACGTAATCCGTCAACAGTAAATGGTGACCCCCATGAGTCATCCAATTTCTTTCGCCAATCATAAATAACAGATGTTTTTGTTTTTTCATTTAAACTACTATATTCAACAACATTCTCTGTTGGGATTACTTCTCCTGTACCGAACCCTGCTTTTGGTACACTACTTGACTTAGAATGAAACATGAATACTATATTACTGTCATATATATCCTTATCCACAATATCATTATCATCTATCTTTTTTGCACCTTGTTCAGGTGATAATCCTAATTTTGTTTTATAATTACGAAACTCATCAATAAGATAATATAATCCAGAATTACATTCCAAACATTTATTTATTACCATTGTTTTTATATTAAATGGTATTTCACGAAATTTCAATATATTTTTATCTTTATAAGATATTAGTTCATAATGATTACCATTATAACTCGTCATAATATAATAATCGGGTGAAAATACCTTTTCATCAACATTATTATGAATAGGTCCACACTTCATAATTGCATCAACATCGCCATTATTATATGCACTCTCATCCAAAATGATTAATTTCATATTTAATATTTTTTCTAATTTTGATATTGCCCAATTGTCTGCCCAAAATTTAGATGTCATTATAAATTCACCAAGGTCTTCTACAGAATTTATATCTTGCATATACAAAAACTCATCTAATAATTCTTTTGTATTAAGACGGTCAACTTTTAATTTATTATAGCGCGTTGTTAATTCTGTTGCTTCTTTTAAAATTGTATCCCTTTCTCCTTTGTCAGCTATATCTTTTATTCGTCGTTTCAACTCATTATTCATCTTACGTAATGCAATCATTTCTGCATTAATTGATTGATATTCTGTAAAAAACCCCGTATATAACTCTTTGTATTCAATATACATTTCTTGTGTTAATTCTTTTGCAACTACTCCCCGTAATTTTTTTACAGTTGTTTGTTTGCCAATTTGTCTATAAGCATCTCGTATCACTGCAAATAAACAATCACCCGACCCCTCATTATTATGAATTGAATAATGATTATTACGAGTAAATGTTTCTATCCAGGTGGATTTTGATGATTCTTTATAATCTGCGTTTATTTCATCCATATCTAAATCATTCTCATCAGGTAACATGTCTGGTGCATCGTGTTTATCAACATCAGTAAACGGATTATCCAGACCTTCATCCATTATCTTTGATGCAACTGTTGAAAGTTGTTCATTTTCAATAACTAAATTCATTACGTCAGGCTTTTCTAATTCAGGTTGTATATCATCCATAGCTTTTTCTACCTTCGCGTCTTGGATTATTTTTTCTTCAGGTATTTGTTTTTCTAACATGCGGTTAATATAACGACCAGATGCAAATAGTATAATGTTACCTTTTTCTAATTCCAAACCATCATCATCAATACTATTGAGCATTTCACTTTCGCGTATTTCAAATATACCAATGCGTGAATTCGGTTTATCATTTATAACCAAATAAATAGAACAAAATAATATACCTTTGCTTGAGAATGTATATTTAATTTTACCCAATGCTATTTCTATCACAATACCATTCATATCATAAACATATACACTTGTATCATAATCAATATCATCATTATCAATTCCATAATGTGTTTTATATTCAACCAATTCGGGTTCAAAATTAGATTTTAACATATTGTATACATAATAGTATTATTTTTATCTCTATTGCAATAAAAATAATATTATGATTATATTATGAATACAAAATCATAATATCACCGTCTAAATTACTTATTTGAACAAATCTAACATATCCATGTATTTAAACTTTACACGGCTTGAAACACCAGGATATTCCTTTAGATTACATGTTGAATAGCTACGGACATCATCTAATATAAATGTAAAATCATTATCTGTTTTGATTTGTTCAACCATATTTGTAACAAATATATTAACATCTTCTGCCAATTCATTAATTAATTCAGTATGTATTTTATCGGGTCTTTTATCAGTTATCTGTTGGTTAATATCATTTATAATTCTTAATAAATCATTATTGTCATACCCATCTTCTTTATACAAATGAGTAATAAATAATAATCGTGATCTACGCTTTTCATTAATTTTATTTGATTCACAAAATTTATCATAATCTACATTAGGGTCTACTGTATATATATTATTTAATTCCTTTAAATAATCAATTATAATATTTGTTTTTCCTACAGCAAAACACTCATGCTTATCGGCCATAGTCATATATATTTTTGCATATAAATTTGAATAGTATTTATTATTACATGACACTGATACCAGTATATCTACTACTTGTTGTATGGAATCGCTATCTGTTTCAAGTAATGTATCAATTAATTCAGTTACCTGAATTAAATTATCATCGTAATTTTTGGATGTTAACTTATTCATGTGTTTTTTTATATCACCAATAGTTTGGTCAATTCCCTCTAATTTTGTCACAGTAGTCACTTTAAATACCGGTTTTGTCTTCCAATTATCTTGATTATCCTTATGATGTTTACGGGGTCCATTATCTATTAGATTATTTACACCCAGTAATTTATGTAATAAATCAATATTTGATATAATTTTTTCAGGTAACTTATACGATGAATCTACTGTAATCGCAGTTTTAAATACACCAATATCATACATTATGCTATTATCTACTATAATATAGTAGATGTGTCTATATGACTTGATATATAATATATATTATATAAAATTATAATTAGTAGTATCATTAGTAATATCATTAGTAATATCATTAGTATTAGTATTATCATTATTATATTATAAATAATAAAGGCTTAAACATTTATAATTAATACATATTAGAATTATGAGTGAAATTATTAAAGAAGCTGATAATAAACCAGAAATACAAAATTGGGATGACCTAAATTTAAAAATGAACTTACTTAGGGGCATTTATGCTTGTGGATTTGAGAATCCAAGTGAAATACAAAAGTTGGCAATAAAGCCTATTATAACTGGCAACGATACAATTGCACAGGCACAATCAGGTACTGGTAAAACTGGTGCGTTTACAATAAGTACTCTACAAACAGTTGACACATCTATTGAATCCTTACAGGCTGTTATTATTGCACCTACACAAGAGTTATCTAAACAAATATATGATGTTATCAAACAAATTGGAGAATTCATGGATGATTTAAGACTGCAATTACTTATTGGCGGTACATCCGTACAGGGTGATATTGATAGTCTTCGCAAAGCAACACCACACGTGGTAGTGGGTTGTTCTGGACGTATTTTTGATATGATCAAACGTCGTCATTTACAAATGCATACTGTTAAATTATTTGTTTTAGACGAAGCCGATGAAATGTTATCACAGGGGTTTAAGGAACAAATACATGCTATTTTTAACTATTTTAATGAAAATATTCAAGTAGCAATTTTTAGTGCTACGTTACCCCGCGATGTATTGCAACTTACTGATAAATTTATGAGGGAACCAGTAAACATTACTATGAAAAGAGAAGACCTTACACTTGAAGGTATTGAACAATATTATGTAGCGATGTATAGTGATAATGATAAATTTTCTATGTTAAAAGACATTTTTGAAAAACTAACAGTGTCACAATCTATTATTTACACGAATAATGTAAAACGTGTTATTGATTTATATGATGCTATGGTTCGCGAAGAATTTCCTGTTTGCTGTATTCATAGTTCTATGGAAAAAGGACAACGAAATAAAGCTCTTGACGAATTCCGGGCTGGTAAGTTTCGTGTATTAATCTCATCTAATATTACTGCAAGAGGTATTGATGTACAGCAAGTTGGTACCGTTATTAATTTTGACATACCCAAATGTGTTCATACCTATTTACACCGTATCGGTCGTGGTGGACGTTGGGGAAGAAAGGGATTAGCTATTAATTTTATAACTGAAGATGATTTGCATATTATGAAACGTATTGAGTCACATTACAATATTACTATTAATGAATTTTCTACAAATAACTCTTTTGGATAATTTAACTGCCTGCGTTAAACAATTTTTCTTTTTATTAGTATACATATTATAGTAATAAAATGTTTTCATTTATACCGAATATTATCAATAATGATGACTCAAAGGATACACCTGTGCCCGAAGACGATGTTTTATTATTTGATATTGATACTACATTCCAATTACCTATTCAATATTTAGACAAAGATAACTTATTTTCCTTAAGTGATACAATATCTTATGATTTAGAATTAAAAATACCGTCTAACTACGAATCTACCCACACTATGTATGATTATTTATTCAATCCAAGTCATACATTCGCAAAAAACATGATTCCTTTATGGCAACAACATATTACGAATGATGTTCTTTACTTAAATGATACAAAACATATATTAACTAATATACAAGATTATAAACAACAGATTGACCAATACAAATATGAAATAAATTGCGATACAGTTAAAAATATTTGGAAGTCTATCAAGATGGATGAATCCTTTTTAGAAAAATACAATTTCATTGAGTGGGAGATGTTAAAACATTTAAATGATTCACCCACATTCTTACAAGCTCTATCCGTTGCACATGTATTATCACCTATTATTAGTTTTGCTCTACCTATTTTATTTCTTATATTTCCATTTATTCTATTAAAAATCCAAGGAGTGCCTATTACCATTGATATTTACGTTAAAACATTACAAAATGTTGCCAAAAATCATTTCATTGGAAAAGCTATTAGCAGCTTTCAATCGCTCAGTTGGGATAAAGTTGTATATGTTTTGTTTATGTTCGGTATGTATGTCTTTCAAATTTACCAAAATGTGATATTATGCAAACGATTTTATAGTAACATTATCAATATAAACAAGGACTTGCTGGAATTACGAGATTATATTGATTATACCATTTTTTCTATGGAATCTTTTTCTACTATTTCTAACAATTGCAAATCATACAAAGACTTCAATCGGGTAAATTGTGAAAATATATCTGTTTTATATGATATGAAACAAGAACTCAGTGATATCTATATTTTTGAAAAAAATTTGAAAAAATTTAATACCACTGGATATATGCTACAATGTTATTATAAATTATATTCTAATCCGGTTTATGAAAATTGTATTCGTTATTCTGTTGGATTTCATGGATATACTGATAATCTATTAGGAGTTCATAAAAATATACAATCTAATATTATTTCTTATGCTACTTTTGATGATAAACAAACGTGTTCCTTTAAAAAACAATATTATCCTGGGTTAACCAACGATAATCCTATTAAAAATGATTGTAATTTTGAGAAAAATATGATTATATCGGCTCCAAATAAAGGTGGTAAAACTACTATATTAAAATCCACTGCATTAAATATTATTTTTTCACAACAAGTTGGATGTGGTTTCTATACTTCTGCTACACTCACCCCGTTTACTCATATACATTCCTATTTGAATATTCCTGATACATCTGGTAGAGACAGTTTATTTCAAGCCGAATCCAGACGGTGTAAAGATATTATTGATACCATTAATCAGTTTAGTGAATCTAAATTTCGTCATTTCTGTTTATTTGATGAATTGTACTCAGGTACAAATCCCGCTGAAGCATCCAAGGCCGGTTATGCATTTTTGGAATATTTACAACAACATCCAAATGTTAAATTTATATTAACAACGCATTACTTAACTATATGCAAAAAATTCAAACAATCTAATATCATACAAAATTATAAAATGGTTGTTCATGTCAATCCCGATGGTTCATTTGACTATACATATAAAATCAAAAAAGGAATATCTAAAATGAAAGGAGGTGTTAGAGTTTTAAAAGACTTGAATTATCCAGACCATATTATTAAAACTATAGAAAATATTGATTAATATAAAAGTAATTTGTATTATATATAAATGAATATAATACAAACTTGGAAAACACATGATGTACCACCTCTGTATGCACCATTAGTAAAAAAGGTTCGTGATTTAAATCCTGATTGGAACTATATGTTTTTTGATGATAATGAAATTGTTACCTTTATCAAAACAAAAATGCCTGAACACTATAATACCTTTGTTCATTTAAAACATAAAATACAACAGCTTGATTTCTTCCGTTATCTAGTTATCTACTATTATGGTGGTGTGTATCTTGATTTAGATGTTGAACTTGTACTTCCTCTTGATAAATTATATTATGACTGTGATAATGAATGTGTTTTTCCTATTGAATTATTTAATATAACTGATTCTATTATTACTTGTAAAGGTTACACT